CCGGGCGTCACCCGGGTACACGGAACCGGAAGGAAGTACCGTGACCGAGACCACCGTCGACCTGACCGTGTCCCTGGAACTCCTCGCAGCAATCGGCGAGACCAGGCTCGCCGAACACCTCGCCCTACTCGGCCCGAGCAGCATCCGGCGCGTCCCCTTCGAAGAGCAGCCACGGGACTACGGGGTCGCCATGCCGGAGATCAACGCCGTGTACCGACTGACGATGCCCGACGCCCCCGAAGGAGCGAAGCAGATCACGCCCTGGTTCGGGGTTCACCGCGACGGCGACACCTCGACCCCCTACCTCGGCGGCATCGACTGGTACGACGCCCGCGGCCAGCTCATCCACACCACCCAGTGCGCCACCCCCGCTGGGCGTGGCGTGGCCGAGGGAGACGAACGTGACTGAGGAAGAAGGCGGCGCGTTCGTCGTCATCGAGTACCCCGACGGCACCAAGCGGACCGACATCACCCGCCTTGTCAACGGCTGGGTCATGTGCTGCCTGTGCTTCGAGTACAAACCCCGCACCGAGCTGGCCCCCGACCCGCGCATCGAAGGCTGCGTCACCGACGTCTGCAAGCCCTGCGCCACACGAGAAGCCGCCACCCCCGGAGCCCCCCATGCCTGACAAGCCCCAGCCCCACCCCGGCACCTGCGACGCCACCCTCACCGGCGGCACCCGGCACCGCACCACCCTCGGCCCCTGCACCCTCGGGCGCGGCCACGACGCCCACAGGGACGCCAACGGAGACGCCTGGTACACGCCCAGCGCCGCACTGTCGCCCGCCCCCGCCATCCGGCAGCGGATCGCCGACACGCTCCGGGCCGCTGCCCACCGGTGCGGTGAGACGTGCAGCATGGACGAACGCGCCTGCCACCTAGCGCACCCCATCCAGGAAGCCGCCAGCGGACCGGCTGGGATCACCGACGTGTACGGGCCGATCGACGACATCGCGCGGGTCGTGGCGGAGGCGGTGCAGCCGCCGGTCGACAAGCGGCGCGTCCAGCTCGCCCGCGCTCTGGGGCTCCCCGAGGACTCCGAGTGGCTCGAACTGCTGGTCATCGTCGTCAAGAACCGGCAGGCAGCCGACCGGGTTCGGGAAGACGAAGCCCGCACCGGCGGACCTGGAGCCCCCATCGAAGGCATGGGTAATGCCAGTTATCCCAGAGAGGGAGAGAAGTGAGCCAGCCCTACGACCCGCTGCCCGACCTCATCGACCGGGCAGAGAAGCGCCCCGACGGCGTGAAGCAACTCCAGGAGGTAGCCCGTCTCGCCCTCCACTGGCACCGGCCAAAGCTGACGTGGGTCACAGGCTGCGTGAGCAAGGACCCGGAGACCGGCGAAGACCTCTGGTCCGCCGCGACCGTCTGCGCCTGCGGAACAGGCGAGTTCCCCTGCCCCCAACGCCAGCAGCTCACAGCGATCCTCGGCGTAGTCGAGGAGTACCAGCCGTGACCGACAACCTGCCCGCGGTCCGGCCGTCCGCCGCCGTCTCCACCGACCGGCACGACCCCCGCGACGACTGGCCCCCAGAAGCCCGCGCCCTCCACGACCACCTCGCTGGCATCTACGGCGACCGAGACCCGCTCCCCACCGTCGCCGGCGGCTGGATCGCCCGACAGCGCTCCCACCACACCCGCATCGCCTACTCCCGCGCCTTCCGCCGCTGGGACGACTACGCCCGCTCCACCCGCATCCACCCCTTCGAAGCCCGGCTCCCGCTCGCCGACGCCTACGCCAACCACCTCAAGACCACGCCCACGATGCGCCGCGTCAAGGGAGGAAAGCCCGGCGAACTCGCCCCCACCGGCAAGCCCCTGTCCGACAGCGCGCAGGCACAGGCCCTCGCCGCATGCGGGTCGTTCTACGCCTACGCCCTCCGCATCCAAGCCGTCACCGGCGACCCCTTCCAGGCCGTCGACCGCCCCTACATCGACCCCGACTACTCGCCCACCGAAGGGATGCTCCCCGAAGAGACCGCGAAGCTCATCCAGACCGCCCGCGACTGGGCGCCCCGCTCCTACGCCCTCGTCGCCCTGCTGTACCTCCTCGGCCCCCGCATCAACGAAGTGCTCGCCCTCGACGCCGACCAGCTCGGCTACGACCGCGGCCACCGCACCCTGCCCCTGCGCCTCAAGGGCGGGAAGAAGCAGCGCGTCCCCCTACCGCCCCTCGCCCTCGACGCCGTCCTCGGCTACCTGGCCGGCCGCACCGACGGCCCGCTCTTCCAGACCGCGACCGGGCGCCGCTGGACCGAGCAAGAAGTCTGGGCGCACCTCCGGGTCCTCGCCCGGCACGCGGACATCCCCCAGGCGTCCAGCCTCAAGCCCCACATGCTGCGCCACGGATTCATCACCGACAGCCTCGACGCCGGCGTACCCCTCCACCACGTCCAAGACGCCGTCAGCCACAGCAGCAGCCGCATCACTCAGCGGTACAACCGGCGGCGGCGGCAGCTCGACGACCACCCCGCCTACGTCCTGGCGCCCCAGCTATCCGCCCGGCTGACGCAAGCCGCCGACAAGGACCCTGCCCCCTGACGTGCCGATGGGCGTGTCTGTAGCGCCACACTGGGGCGATGCGCCCCGATCCCGCCCCGTTGCCGGGCCTCGCCACCGTCGAGGAGCTGGCGGCGGGGCGGTCTGTTGTCCTGTGCGCCCTGTGCCGGCACCCGCTGACGGGCCGTGAGGCGAGGCTCCGCGGGCTCGGGGATGACTGCGCGGCGAAGCTCGGCATGCGGGCGGTTCGCGGTCCCGGACGGTTCGTGGTGGAGCAGGACGGGCTGTTCGGGGAGTGAGGGACCTCCTGCGGATCGCCAACTATCCGGCGCGGACGTGCTCCGGTCCACCGTGTCCAGGTGTGGGCGGGCCGGAACCGCCCAGTGTCAACGGTTCCACGCGGGGTTGAAGCCGGCGTGGTCGGAATAGAGGGCGGCGACCAGTTGGGCTGCGAACGTGGGCCACCTCTCCCCGACAGACCAGTGAGTCCGCGGTGGGGCCGTGGGCTTGGCCGCCTGTTCGCGAAGCGCCGCCTCAGCTTTGTCGAGAATCTCTTCTTTGATCTCGATAACCCGCATCTGCCGCTGCTTCTCTTCCGCCAGCCGGGCCCGCGCGAACTGGACCATTTCCAAGTGCTGCTGGGGGGTGAGGTCGTCGAAGCTCTCCATCTTCGAATCGTAGAGGTGCCGGGGTCCGTCTGTTCCCGCGGCGGGCACGTCCGCCTCCGCTGCCGCTTCACCATCCCCCCGATGTGGTCATGCATGCGACGATCACAGGCAGAACGGAGGCAAACCATGAGCAGTGAGGAGCAGCCCCGCGACGGCAACGGCGGGTTCCTGTACGACAACGCAAGCGTGCAACGTGACGCCGATGCGTCGCGCCTGCGGTCAGAAGGTAAGACGTACCAGCAGATCGCCGACGCCCTTGGGTACAGCGACCGTGGCTGCGCCTGGCGTGGCATTCAGCGGGCGCGTAAGGCGATCCTGCGGGAGCCCGCCGAGGAGTTGATCCAGGTGGAGTCTGCGCGGCTGGACGAGCTGTACGTGGCCGCCCTGGACGTTCTGGAGCGGGATCACCCGACTGTGTCGAACGGGCGCGTCATGTACGACGACGCTGGGAAGCTGATCCTCGATGACGGTCCGAAGCTCGCGGCGATTCGTGAGTTGCGGCAGATCCGGGAGTCGTTCCGGAAGTTGCACGGTTTGGACCAGCCGGGGAAGGTGGAGATGTCGGGCGGCGTGAAGTACGAGATCGTCGGAGTAGGCCCGGAGGATCTGACGTGACCCGCATCGACGAAGTCCGCGTGGTCGCGCTGTTCGGGAAGCTGTGCTGGTGGTACCGCGACCACGACGGGCGGCTGCGCCTGTATCGGGCGTCATGGATGGATCAGCCGTGACCGCGCCCACCGTGGTCCGGTACGAGCCGCGGGGTGGGGCGAAGAAACTCCTCACCTCGCGGGCGCAGGAGATCTGCATTGCCGGGCCGGCCGGTACGGGCAAGAGCCTGGCGATGTTGCAGAAGGCGTTCTATACCAGCCTCATGGTGCCCGGTTGCCGGTCGCTGGTGGTGCGGCAGACGCACGCCGCGCTGACGGGATCCACGCTGGTTACCTTCGAGCAGCAGGTTGCCCAGGCTGCGCTCGCCGAGGGCGTCGTCCGCTGGTTCGGCGGGTCGCCGCGGAAGCCTCCCGCCTACCGTTTCGCAAACGGCGCCGAGATTTTGGTGGGTGGCCTTGACCGGCCGGAGAAGTTTCTGTCGACGGAATTCTCGCGGATCTACGTGGACGAGGCCACGCAGATCAGCCTGACCGCCCTGGAGACCCTGGTTACCCGACTGCGGGGCAATGCGGACACTTACCGACAGATCATCTTGGCCTGCAACCCGGACCATCCGAAGCATTGGATCAAGCAGCGGTGCGACGACGGCACCATGCAGATGCTCTACAGCTTGCATCGGGACAATCCCCTGTACGTCAACGCTGACGGCACACTGACTGAGCGCGGCGCCGACTACATGGCCAAACTTGATGCTCTGACCGGGGTGCGGCGACTGCGCTACCGGGACGGGATCTGGGCAGCCGCGGAAGGCCTCGTCTATGAGAGCTGGCAGGAGCCGGTCCACATCATCGAGCCGTTCGACGTGCCGGCCGCATGGCGCCGTTGGGTCAGCATCGACTTTGGCTACACGGCGCCGTTCGTCGCCCAGCTGTGGGCCGAAGACGGGGACGGCCGCCTCTACCTGATCCGCGAGTGGGTGCGTACCCGGATGCTCGTTGAGGACCATGCTGTTGTCATCCGGGATCGGCTGCTGGCGGGGCAGCCGAGGCCGCGCGCCATCGTTACCGACCATGACGCGGAGGACCGGGCGACGCTGGAGAAGCATCTCGGGCTGTCCACCGTTGCCGCGCACAAGGGCGTCAGCGACGGCATTCAGGCGGTGCAGTCCCGTCTCAAGGTTCAAGATGATGGGCGTGCCCGCCTGTTCGTGTTCCGCGACGCCCTGTTGGAGCGGGACCCGGATATGGACGTGGCGTCGCTGCCTATTGGGCTGGCGGAGGAGGTTGCGGGCTACGTGTGGGCGGTGAAGCCCGGCAACAAGGGTGGCCTCAAGGAGGAGCCCGAGAAGAGGAACGACCACAGTGCGGACGCCGCACGCTATGCCGTCGCGGAGTTGGACGTCGGTGGTCGTCCGCGGGTCCGCTGGTTCTGAGCGCTACTGCGCGCCCCTTACTGACTACGGAGAGATGAAATGCGACGCCTCACGCCCTCGAAGCTGAAAGATTTGCTGTCTGGCGCCTACTTGACAGCAGGATTTGCGCTAATCTCCTCAGGAGTCGGCATAATCTGCGGTTTGGGTACGGGCCTGATCGCAGGCGGCATCGGCTTCGTGGCCTTCCAGCAGTGGTGGGCCAAGAGCGGCGGGTAACGGGCGCACAGAAAGGGGGCCGGCGATGCGACGAGGGTTCCTGTCGTTCGCCGGCACCTCCCTCCGCAACCGCGCCCCCGTCTCCTTCGCCCCACCCGGAGCCCGGCGCGGCTACAGCGGTAGCCTCCTCGGCAGGCCGTCCGGCATGCAGGCGCAGATGCGCGCCCAGGGCAGCAGCGGTGTCCTCTTCGCGATCGTCGACCGCATCATCACGTCGTACTCGCAGGTCGAATGGCACCTGTACCGCAAAGCGGCGTCCGGCCTCGAAGAGGACCGCATCGAGGTCACCCGTCACGCCGCGCTCGACCTGATCAACCGGCCCAACGGCTTCATGACCGGGCCGGCGTTCCGTGAGACCGCGCAGCAGCACGAAGAACTGACCGGCGAACAGTGGTGGGTCATCGCCCGTAATCCGCGCGCCAAGGTGCCGCTGGAGATGTGGCCCGTCCGCCCCGACCGCATGCGGCCCGTGCCCGACCCGGACCTGTTCATATCCGGCTACGAGTACATAGGCCCGGGCGGTGAGGTCATACCGCTCGCGCTGGACGAGGTTGTGTTCCTGCGCCGGCCGAACCCCCTGGACCCGTACCGGGGCCTGGGCCCGGTGCAGACGGTCCTCACCGACCTGGACTCGGTGCGGTACGGCGTCGAGTGGAACCGCAACCTCTTCCTTAATGGCGCCGAGCCCGGCGGGATCCTCCAGGTCGACAAGCGCCTGTCCGACGACGAGTTCGACGAGCACCGGATGCGGTGGAACGAGCAGCACAAGGGCGTCTCGAACGCCGGCCGGGTGGCGCTGCTGGAGAACGGCATCACCTGGGTCGACCGCAAGTACACGGCCCGCGACTTGCAGTTCGCGGAGTTGATGCAGGTCGGTGACGAGAAGATCCGTACCGCGTTCGGGTTCCCCAAGCCGATGCTGGGCGCGGTCGATGACGTCAACCGGGCCAACGCTGAGGCTGCCGAGGTTGTGTTCGCCCGGTGGCTGCTCGTGCCCCGCCTGGAACGCATGAAAGCGGCGCTGAACGCGCGCCTGCTGCCCATGTACGGGGCGACGGGTGAGGGCTTGGAGTTCGACTACGACAACCCGGTCCCGGACGATGTGGACGCTGAGGCGGCGCTCCTGACGGCCCGCTCGGCTGCGGCTGCGGTGATGCGCGACGCCGGCTGGAACCCGGAGGACATTCTGACGACCGTGGGTCTCCCGCCGATGCGGTACGAGGCGCCCGCTGCTCCGGCTGCGCCCGATCCGACGTTCGCTGACGCCGTGTCGGGGCTGCTCGCCCGCGGCGAGCCGGAGAACGCGATGCGGTGGGTGGTGGTCGCTCACGATGACGCGCGGGCGTGTCAGCCGTGTATCGACAACGGCGGGCGCCTGTACCGCAACCGGCAGGACGCCTACGCCGACTATCCGGGCGGGTCCGGCTACATCCACTGCCTCGGCGGGGCGAACTGCCGCTGCAAGGTCGTCAAGCGCCGCAAGGGCAACGACGGGAACGAGGAGGAGGGCTGATGGCCTGGATCGATGTTCCGCAGGCGCCCGGGGCGGCGCGTGCTCGGGCTGTCACCGCGAAGGCTGGCGAGTCCCGCTCCTGGTACCGCATCACGAACCAGGCCGCCGACGAGGCGGAGATCCTGCTGTACGACGAGGTCGGCGGGTGGCTTGGTGCCACCGCTGACGATTTCATTGCGGACCTGCGTGGCATCACCGCGTCGAGCATCCTGCTCCGGGTCAACAGCCCTGGCGGAAGCGTGACAGAGGGAATTGCGATCGCCAATGCGCTGCGCTCTCACCCTGCGAACGTCACGGTGCAGGTCGACGGGATCGCGGCGTCCATCGCTTCGGTCATCGCGATGGCGGGCGAC